AGCCCCGCCAGCTTCACCTGCAGGGCGAACAGCTCCTCAAGCGGGTTTGTCATTCTCCACCCGCTTATTCCACAGCATAGCCGCCGGCGTTGGATCAAAATTGCGGGTCGGCTCGCTCCTCGTGGACAATCCGCACGCCACGCAAAACACGCGAACCCACGTGCCATAACTGCTATGTAGCTCCAACGTAGTGGCTACGTACACCTCAAATTGCGCGCGCGCTTCGCCCCCACAGCACGGGCAGGGTTTCAATTCTTCGCTCATCACTTCACCTCCGGCGGTTCTGGAAAATTGGGAAAGTCGTCCCACTCTTCAATTTCCGCCGCTTCTTCAAGTGCGGCAATATGCGCCTCAAGCTCGGCAATATATTCGCGCAACTCTCTCTGCGCCTTCTCAATCCGCGTCTCAACGTCCTCCGGCTCACGCTCACGCCCGAAGGCGATGCACGCGCTCACCAACTCGTTCACAAGCAGTTCTGATTTCTCGCTCATTCCTTCACCTCCTGCGCCTTGCAGAATCGCGAGACAAGGCTGCTGCTCCGGATCGGGACGCCCAGCTTCTGCGCCATCCAGGCATAACTTCTGCCCTCAGCCTTCCACGCGCGAATCCGCTCGATGTTCTGCTCGATAACCGGCGTCCAATGCCCGCTGACTACCGCCTTCGCCTTCGGCAATTCGGTGAACGGGCTTTTCTCGCGCGCCTCCCCAAACGCATATCTCTGGCAAGCGCCCAGCTCGCGGTCATAGCCTTCGAACTGCCCGCGCCATTCCCCAAAAGCCTGGCACCAGCCCACCAACGGGTCGTCCGAGCGCAGCCAATGCGTACAATTCATGCAGTCAGGCATTGTCTACGCCCTCCTCACGCTCACGCTCGGATTACCTTCTGAGCGGAACGCTTCAATCTCTGGGTGTGCTTTGGCGTAGCCGTCCAGAGCTTTCGTGTCCCAGCCAACGCGCCCCTTGCTCCAGACGAAGCTGTGATAAGTACCCTTGATTGTCTTTCCGGCTCGCAGGACTTCGGCTTTGATTGCCGCCTCAAGTCCTGCACGCTCCTGCATAAGCGCGTCAATTTTCGGGTCAAACTCCGCGTCAATCTCAGCCAGCCGCTCCCTAATTTCGGGGGTTAGCACGCCGTCAACAAGTTCCGCCTTTGCCTTCCGCGCCAATTCCAACCCTACTTCAAGGTCTGAATATCTCTCTATCTTGGTGTAAATGTCCATCTCTCATCCTTTCGCCTAAAACTGATCATCATCGTCATCACCCTGCTTCTTACCATCCAGCAGCTTCACAACTTGCGCGGTCATTTCGTAACCGGACGCCCACGCGCCGTCCTTTGTCTGGAAGACGCGCGGATTTCCGCTCGCGTCAGGGCTCATTTCACCCTCCACAAACACGAGGTCACCCTTGTTGGCATATTCGGCGACTACCTCTGCCTGACGCCCCCATGTTGTGATACGCCACCAGCAGACCTGCTCGACCTCATCACCTTGCCCATTGATGAATTTCTTGTTCGTCGCCAACGAGAAGCTCGTAAACGGTTTTCCGTTCTGGCTGAACTTCAATTCAGGCTTTCGCCCAAGATTTCCAATCAAACTAACTTTTTGATACATCTATGCTCCATTTCCTTTCTGCTCTTTGTATAATTTGCGGTACTTTTCCAAGTCAGCACCGCCCGCTTCAACTCGCGCCTTGCCATTGCCTGGACGATTTTCACCGCGCCCTTCAACCTGCCAACGTTTCAAAATTGCCAATACATACTTCCATTTCCGCGCGTTGGATTTCACCGCCTCGCGGATTGCATCGATAATCCATTCCGGCGGATAAGTTTCAGCAGCCTGTTCCAACTCTTCCCGAATGACTGGAGTCAACTCTCCGATTTCAAGCTCAAATACCCGCGCAAGTTCACCGACAGCAGCGGTGGATTTTGTCTGCTCGTCCTCACTCTTAACCTCATCCTTAACCTCATCCTTAACCTTAATCTTCTCTATAGGCTGTGTAGCAGCTATGTAGCCGCTATGTAGCTCCAACATAGCCTCTATGTATCCGCCTGGTTGGTCCCAGTTTAGCGACTGGATAGTACCGCCCTTAGCGTGTATCTTGACCCTATCTATCCAGTTATCTGGTGGTGGGTAATCCGATGCGGCAGCCCACGCGGGTGATTGGTGCGTCCACCAGTTGTTTATCTGCAGAAGCGCCTTGCCGTCCTTTGTGTACCTCGTCACCATCCCATTGGCTACGAGGCAGTCAATAGAATCATTTATCAGCGCGGCGCTTTTTCTATCCGCTGGAAAAATCTGCGCCTTGATAAGCAGGGGGTTATCCTGAAGCCGCCCCTGGTCGTCGCAATTCGTGATAATTCCAAACCATACCAGCCGCGTGACATCATTCAGGGTTATGAACTTCTCATCGCTCCACGTACTTGAACTAATCATCCGCTTGTTTGCCATCAGAACAAACCCTCCTGGACTCTGCTGATAGTCATCCTGGATGGTAGCCGCACATTGAAAAGACTGTATGCGCGGTCGTTCAACTCACGCGCCCGCGACCTCAATTCGGCGACACATTCTGACTTTTCAGCTTCAGTCTCACAGATGTAATAGCCGGATGAACCGGAGCTTGAACCAATCGCGATCCTGCATTCCGTCACCAGCCGTTTCAGGATTTCGCGCGCCTTGCGTTCCGTGCTGTCGGTGGTCTTGCCAAACAGCGCGGAAGTCAGTTCCGCTTTCGTTATTGCGCTTGCCTTGCCGATATGTTCGGCCATCAGAGCCGCCGCGCGGTGTAGGTCTGCGTCGGTGATTTCGTGAGCTAAAATCTTATAGTGGTCGCGCAAGTCCATCATCGCTCCTTTCTGCCGGTGTACCACGCCCGCCGGCAGGCTTCGCGGATGAAGGAGGCACCCGCGCTAATCTATTTCGCCTTTGTTCTTTGCGTTGATTATCAGCTTCAACGCTGCCAATTTGCGTTCTTTTTCCGCATACTCAACCGGCGTCAGGTCGTTTGATTTCAACGCCTTCACCAGCGCGTTGTAACGCGCCGTTAGCTCACCCATCGCCAGTTCGCCGTAGATTTTACCTGCGCTCTTGCTCTCTATTTTCATGGCTGCTTCCAGCGTCAGCGGTTCAGCTTTCACTGGAGCCTCTTCAGCTTCAGGCTCAACCTCCTGCTCTCTTACGAATTCTGCTTCTGTCGACTCGGCCTCCACCACATTGCCGTCAATGTCCGTTTCCGCTCCAAGTTCCTCTGGCGTGTAAACTGTCGAGCCGTTCATCACGTCAGGGCAGAACCAGCGGACGCCGTTGCTCATCGCGCGGGCGAATAGCATGTTGCGCGGAAACTTCTCAAGGTTTTTCGTTCCTGCTTTCCGCGCATCCTCAATAGTAAAGCTGGACGTTCCGCAAGCTATCCACTTGCCGTCCAGCTTTTCGGAAAATTCAATTGTGCAAGCCTTCTCCGTCATTTCGACGACTTTGTAATTATAGCGCCCCGATTTCTTCACACACGCCGCCATAATGTTCGCGCCAAATGCGGGTTTGCCCTGGATGATGTTCACGCCTGTCATCCCAGCGAAGGGACCCAGTCCAATTTCTCTGGCAGCCAGAATTTTGACGACTGCTTGGGCGGCTGACTTCGTGTCGCTGAAAAAGCCGCTTTTTGCCATTGCATTGGCGGCGCGCTCCACCTCGTCATAGGTGGAAACCGCCGCCTTGTCTTGGTAACTCAATACTATGTCATTCATATCTGCTCCTTTTCTTCTAATTCCTTTCTCTTTGCATAGGCTTTCTGGAGTTGCTTTTCCCAGATTGCCACATGTTTCCATTGCCAGGGTTCAGCGTCACCGATGTAACCCAGCAGGTCGCCGATTCGTTCCTCATTCTGCCACCACGCAAGCGAGTGGCGTTCAAGCTCTTCAGCGCTGTACTTTCTCATTTCTAACCATCCTCAGGGATGCTTTCCAGCCAAACTACCGCGCCGACAATCAAACCAGCCAGCGCAAGCCATTTCGCGATTACGAGTAACCAATAGGCATCCATTTCAACCGCCTAAAATGGAACTTCAACTTCCGCCAGCGCGATAACTCTGCCGCACCAGCGACAGCGGTATTCGCCAGCATCGGACTTCAGAAGCGTGTCGTGGTCGCAATGATAGTACCACTCCCCGCTGTAAGCCATTTCCT